TTACGCTACCACTATCTTGAGTAGAGATTGTACCCAAGCCAAGTGATGCACGAGCAATACCACCAGATTCTGTTACAAAGTTAGTGCCATCACCTACAATGATGTTGCCATCTGACGGCGTAAGACCTGCAATATCCGCAAGTTGTGCATCATAGGCTTGGACATCAGTGCCAATAGATACTCCCAAAGATGCACGTGCAGTAGCACCAGATTCTACAACAAAATTAGCACCGTCACCAACAATAAAGTTACCATCAGTTACTGCAAGCCCTGCTACGTCTTGTAATTGTTGGTCAAGTCTTGCATTAGCTATCGTACCTGTTAGCTGAGATGCATCAATACTTTTATTTGTTAGTGTATCTGTTGTATCTCTACCGACAAGTGTATCAGTACTTGTAGGCAGTGTCAAGGTGCCAGTGTTACTAATTGAAGAAATTACTGGAGTAGTAAGTGTTTTATTAGTAAGTGTCTGTGTACCTGTTAGTGTAGCAACTGTAGAGTCAATGTCTACTGTTAGGGTGTTACCAGAACCTGTAGTGTCAATACCAGTGCCACCTGCAATAGTAAGTGTTTCACTATCTAGGTCAATGTTTAAAGCACCACCTGAGTCACCTTGAAAATCTAGGTCTTGTGCTGTAACTTGTGCATCAATATAGGTTTTAATAGCTTTAGCTGATGCTAGAGTATCGTCAGAAGCACTTACAGAAGAGATGTCTGTATCAACACTAGTTATACCAGTAGATGTGCCAATTGTCAATGTATCAATGTATGCAGTACCATCAATATAAAGGTCTTGCCATTCAGAACCAGAGGCACCTAGATCGTATGAACCATCTGCACTTGGAATCAAATCTGATGCAACATCTGCAGTAACTGTTACTGTATCTGTAGCTGCATTACCTAGTGTAATATTACCATTAACTGTAAGGTCACCCGTGTTAGTCTGATTACCTGTAACATCTAGGGTACTATTCAGTGTAGTAGCACCACTAGCTGTAAGTGTTGTAAATGCGCCTGAAGAAGCAGTAGTAGCACCAACAGTAGCTCCATCAATAGTACCACCATTAATATCTGCAGTGTCAGCTACAAGACTGTCAATATTAGCTGTACCGTCTAGGTATAGGTTACGCCACTCTTTTGTAGTGCTACCTAGATCATAGGTATCGTCTGTATTAGGTACAATATGTGAGTCTACTTCAGCACCTAGTGTAATGCTATCTGTATCAGCATCACCTAAAGTAATGTCACCACCAAGTGTAATATCACCATCTACAGTTAGATCACCAGCAAAGTAACCATTCTTAAATTTTAAAGAGCTAGTACCAAGATCAATGTCATTGTTAGTAGTAGGTTGAATTACACCATCCTTAACTACGAATTGTTCTGTAGATGTACCTGATACATCAATACTAAACTCAACTTGGTTATTAGTGTCGTCAACAACAACTTTGTTTAACGGTGTTGTGACACCTGCATCACCGATAAGAGCAATAACTGGCCCTTCTGCTGCAGTACCATCGTGTTTATGTCCTGTAGAACTATTAAAGGCAGCGAGAAGCTGATCAAACTCATCATTAGAGTCTGCTGCCTGAATAATATCACCATCTGTGTATGTACTTTGGCGTGTATAACCTGCCATGTTTTATCTCCTAGCTCCCGTATCGTATTCTAATTGGAAACCTTTTAATGAGTATGGTACGGATACACCATTATCCACCACACGTAATGCCACTGCAAAACCTGAACCTTCTACAGGTTGTCTTACAAGAGGGTTAGTCTGACCACCATAAGTAGCTGTACCATAGTTAGAAGTACCGTAGATAGCTACAACTTTAGTTGAGTCAAAAGGGTACGCAGCAGGACGAGGTACATTAGGGTCTTCATAGTCGTAACGTAAAAATAGATCAGAGTTAACTGTACCTGTAGGTGAATAGTTAATGATCACACGTTGAAATGCTTTACGAATACCTGCGTCACCTGCAGTAATATCTGGGCTACGATAACGACCTATGATAGTCGTACCATCAAAATCATTACCTTGTTCTTGACGATATATATAACCATTATAACCACCGTGTAAAACGTAGGTAGTACCTTGTACGCTTGTACTATCTGTACTAGATGTTTGTATTCCTTTAGTTTCAGCAAACTCGTATCCATTTGCTTTACGAACCATGATAACGCCACGTGTTTGTGCAGCAGCACGAGCAGATGTGTTATTAAAGAAAATACGATACTGTGTTTTGTCTGGGATAACTACACTATCAAATTCATCTACGTCAGTAACACCTTCAAATAATTTTTGTATAGGCTTACTAATTGTACCTAGTTCAACGTCATTGATCTTAGATGTACCTGCAACAGTACGTAAACCATCACGTCCTAAAAATATAATTTCACCTGCAACTTCCTGCACTGTAAAACCATTAAGACATCCAATGTCTCGTGTAACAGGTTGCATTACAAAATCAGCAATAGTATTGCCAGTTAGTTTGTATATACGTTCTTCTGAAAAAATATATAAGTTATCACGAAAAGGAAATAGTGCAGTAATCTTGCTATCTACTCGAATGCTTCCTGAGCCATTAGCTGCGGTAAAATCATCGTCTGTAAAAGGAGCAGTAAAAACAACTTCTTCTGGTGATGCTGACATACCTGCAAAAAATAAAGCATTTTTAAAGTGTTTAACAAACTTAGGATTAGCGGGAGCACCTGTACTGTTTAAGTCCGTTACTGTAGTACCATCATACTTAGTTGCATAGTTTGCACCGTCAGCCCAAACAATGTATTCTGTGCCTGTAAGATTATATCTGTCGTAAGTATATCGAATAGCATTCGTACGACCTGAATCTATTTCTGTCCAACTACCAGTTGTACCAGCCTCAAATACTTTTTCACCTCTAGCTGCAATAACTTTGTTATTACCAGAAAAATATGCAGACATTAATATTTCTTCAGAAGAACTACTTGTTTGAGGAACAATATTACTATTCCACTTTTTAAAACCATTAATGCGTCTATAGCCACCCGCAACATCAGGTTCAAAATTTTCTAGTTCTAATGCCATACCTGCTTCCATAGCAAACGTAGAACGGTCAAGTACTAAACCGCCCTGTAGTGGAAATGCAAAAGGTTGAACACTAGATACGTCAGGCATTTACTTCCTATAGTGCAGAAGACACGCTACGTGCAGAACGAATAATATATGTTGATCTTACGTAGTCATAGCGATTAAGTGTAATAGATTGAATTTGTTTAATACCTTCTTCAAAACGTGCAAAGTTTACACCATACTGTTGCATTTCACCTCTATATTGATAGGCAAATGCAGTAGCACCGTCAGCTATTACATAACGATACTGCTCAGGTATTACAGGAACATCTGTAGCGTTTGTTAATTCATCTGTATATGTATAATATTCATACACAAGTGTGTATGCTTTATTAGGATATGGATATAATCCAATTCTATTGTCGGGAGTACGGAACACAAAACGAGGAACAGAACCATCTACTGTAGTATCATCCTCTTGCTCAACGTACTTATCTAAATATTCTTTATAGTCAATTGGTTTTAATGTGGTTCCTGCAGAACCTAAACTACTATCTTTTTTAATACGAAACGTGTTAAAGTCTACGTGTTTTGAATTTGCAGCAAAGTCGTAACGAGTAGTACCTGCAGTAAGTAATTGTTCTTTAGTGTTATGATTCCAAAACCAATTGTATTCTTTATTGTTAATGTAACGAAGTGCTTCATTTACAGCATTCTTACATTGAATTTGAAAACCACGTGCAGAGTTAAATCCTGCCCCTGTTAAGGCAACCTCATTAAAACGAGCCAATACTTCATTTGTTAAATCTAAATATGTATATGCCATTGTTACTGCCTTATAGGGTTAGAGGGGCCATTACAGCCCCCCTGAGTTAGTTATTATACTTGGTCACGTGCAACTTCTGCTGCACCTTTACCGTCAACGTCCATTACTAAAGCCCAGACACGCAGTTTACCTGCTGTGGCTGTGCCTGTGAGTGTGTCGATTGTAAGGTCCAAGGTGTCTTCCGCACCGACATAAGCGATGCCAGGAAGTGACGGAGCAACATCGCCAACTGATTTACCAGCCATTGCATATGCTGCAACGAACTCGTCATCATCAGCACCTGTACCAATGTCAAAAGTCAAAGCTGTAGCACCAGTAAGTGCTTCAGTAACTTCAACACCAGCAGCTAGGATAACTGTTTGTGCAGGAAGAGTAGCAACTGTGTTTGCACCAGCAGCCAATGCTGTTGCTTCAAGT